CGGAATCAAATAGTGGTTGTTATGAATTATCAACGACCCACAGATACACATGATGAAACGATTTTGTGTGGTTATGACAAGGATCTTTATAAAACTATATTTAAGCTTCGATGGGATCCATACGAAAACGTTCCTATAGCAAATGTTAGTAAACTATGTTTTCTTTTAAGAAAGGCTTCTAATTCGGCAGTCGATAGATTATTGGCTGTAGAGAATCTTCTTATAGATCATCCGAAAGTAATTATATTTTACAATTTCAATTATGAATTGGAAATGCTAAGAAGTCTAGAAGATGATATAACTAAAATTGGAGAATGGAATGGAGATAAGCATGAACCAATACCCGATTCAGATAGGTGGATTTATCTAGTGCAGTATTCAGCTGGAGCCGAAGGATGGAATTGTATAGAAACTGACACAATTATATTTTTCTCGCAGAACTATTCTTACAAAACCATGATTCAGGCTGCTGGCAGAATTGATAGAATGAATACGCCGTTTAAAGATTTATATTATTATCACCTACGTTCCAACTCTCCGATTGATCTTGGTATAGAAACTGCCATAGAACAAAAACAAGTGTTTAATGAAAAAATGTTTATAAATAAAATGGGAGGTCATCTCAATGAACACTAAAAAGAGACCCCGACCGGGTCGTCCGTCAAATCACCCGCCGGTTAAAAATCTTGATACCGGCGAAGTATATGAAACATATGTAGATGCAGCTAAGGCTATTGATGGTAATAGATACGGAGTGTATCGTTGTTGCATAGGAATACAGCGAGTTCACAAAGGTTGTCATTTCAGTTTCGAATAATCATTTATATTTAAAAATAGAGGCTTTAAAACAAGGCCTCTATTTTTTTCTTTTTAAATAATAATGTGCGCTTTTAAAACAAGGACTATAATGAAGAGGGTGGAGAGTTTGCCTTGAGCAGCTCTTTATATTTTTAGGAGGGAGCATTTATGAGAAAAGAATCGGATTTTCAAGGAAATTTGATTAAAGATCTTAAAAAGCGATTTCCTGGTTGCATCGTTATAAAGAACGATCCAACGTATATTCAGGGGATCCCAGATCTAACAATTTTCTACAAAAGACATTGGGCTACACTGGAATGTAAAAAAACACAGAAAGCTCATCATCAACCAAACCAGGAATATTATGTAAAGCTAATGAACGATATGTCATACTCGGCTTTTATATTTCCTGAAAACAAGGAGGTTATACTAAATGAACTGGAACGGACATTCAAATCTTGAAGGTTCTCATGCCTTCTTGGGAGCGAGTAAATACCATTGGATCAACTACGATGAGGAAAAACTTGCTCAATCTTACAAAAATTTTATGGCTGCTCAGTTAGGTACAAGAATTCATGCTCTTGCTAAGGAACACATCGAACTTGGCATAAAGCTTCCTAAATCAAATAAAACATTGAACATGTATGTTAATGATGCTATTGGATTTAAGATGACTCCTGAGCAAACTCTCTATTATTCAGAGAATTGCTTTGGAACCGCTGATGCTATTTCTTTCAAGAATGGTTTACTACGAATTCACGATCTTAAAACTGGAGTAACTCCTGCAAACATCAAACAGCTTTATATTTATGCCGCTTTGTTTTGTCTAGAGTATAAGATTAAACCGTCCGAAATTGATATGGAATTAAGACTTTACCAGTCTGATGATATTATCGTAGATAATCCGGAAATCGACGATATTGTTCCTATCATGGATAAAATTGTATCTTTTGACAAACTTATCGATAAAATGAAATCGGAGGTATAATCAATGGATGATTCAACAAACAAAAATGATATTCTTGATGCCGAGGAGTATCTTTATCATTATGGAACCCCACGTCATTCAGGACGTTATCCATGGGGATCTGGTAAAAATCCACAGAGAAGCAAAGACTTCCTGTCTCGAGTAAGAGATATGAAAAAGAGCGGCTTAAGTGAGTCCGAAATCGCCAAAAACCTTGGGCTGAAAAATACTTCAGAACTTAGAGCAAAGATTACCATTGCTAATAATGCCGCTACGAAATCAGATATATATTTGGCAAGCAGGCTTAAAGCAAAAGGATATTCTAATGTTGCTATAGGTAAACGAATGGGGATTAATGAATCTACTGTCAGATCCCTACTCAATCCGTCTAGACAGGCTAGAGCTCAGGTTCTGGACGCAACTTCTGATATTCTTAAAGAAAATCTTGACAAATACGAATATGTTGACGTTGGTCTTGGAACTGAGAAAATGCTCAACGTAAGCCAGACAAAATTAAAGAATGCTGTGGCGATACTTGAACAGCAAGGCTACGCCTCGTATAATTTACAGATTCCTCAATTAGGCACTACTGAAAAAACTACTGTAAAGGTATTGGCCCCCGAAGGAACTTCTTACAAAGATATTTATAATAATTTGGACAAAATCCATACAATCACCGATTCATATATTGATACGGATTCTTCCGGAAATACAAAAGTCAAGAAGATTCATGAACCTAAAAGTATATCTTCTGACAGAGTAGCAATTTGTTACAACGAAGAAGGCGGCTTAGCCAAAGATGGTGTAGTTGAGATTCGTAGAGGCGTTGAGGACCTGGACTTAGGTAATGCCAGATATGCACAGGTTCGAATCGAAGTAGATGGGACTCATTACATTAAAGGAATGGCAATGTATGCTGACGATCTTCCAGATGGAGTCGATTTACGATTCAACACAAACAAACATATCGGAACTGATAAGATGGACGTTCTTAAGAAGATTGATCGAGAAGCTCATCCTGATCCATTAGATCCTTTTGGCGCTGTTATTAATCGCCAGAATGATTATGTTGACAAAAATGGAAAAGAGCAGCAGGGTGCTTTGAATATTGTTCGAGAAGAAGGAGAATGGGATACTTGGAGTAATTCTTTGAGTTCTCAAATGCTTTCTAAACAGTCTACCACTCTTGCTAAAAAGCAGTTGAATCTTGACTATACTTCTAGGCAGGAAGAATTTGATGAAATTTCATCTATCACGCAGCCCGTTGTTAAACAGAAATTGCTTGAGTCCTTTGCCGAAAATTGCGACTCAGCCGCTGTTCATCTTAGCGCAGCAGCTCTTCCAAGACAGGGTTATCGAGTAATTCTTCCTATCGATACTATCAGTGAGAACGAAATTTATGCTCCTACTTTTAAAGATGGAGAGAAAGTCGTTCTGATTCGATACCCTCATGGAGGTATATTTGAAATACCTGAGCTTACGGTTAATAATCAGAATAAAAAAGCCAACAGTCTCATTCATAATGCTAGAGATGCCGTTGGAATAAATAGTAAGGTTGCCGAACAGTTATCTGGTGCGGATTTTGATGGAGACACTGTTTTGGTAATACCAAATAACAATAAAAGTATACAAACAAAATCTCCATTGGCTCAGTTGAAAGATTTTGATCCGAAAGAAGCATACGGCGTTTCAAAAGATGATCCGTATTATGAAACGGTAACTAATGGTTTCAAAAAAGGACTTCAAATGGGGATGGTATCGAACTTAATTACGGATATGACTATTAAAGGAGCTGACGAAGATGAATTAGCTCGTGCCGTACGACACAGTATGGTTGTTATTGACGCAGAGAAGCATCACCTTGATTGGCGAGCTTCTGAAAATGATAATAATATTCAGGAATTAAGAGATTTATACCAATCTAAACCCGATGGTGGCAAAAGTGGCGGAGCAAGCACTCTTATTTCTAAAGCTTCTTCAACGGAATATGTTCCTCATAGAAAAAAACTTACCGGAAGAAGAGGTATTGACCCCGAGACTGGGGAAAAAGCATACGAGGTTACTGGAGAAACATACACTATACGTGATAAAGAGACCGGTAAGACCGTTATAAAACCCAGAACCACCAAATCCACTAAAATGGCAGAAACAAAAGACGCATATACCCTATCTTCCGGAAGTGAAATGGAGAATATATATGCTGATTATGCCAATAAATGTAAAGCATTAGCTAATTCTGCCAGAAAAGAATACCTAACCGTTTCTACTGAAAGAGCTAATACCTCTGCTAAAGAAACATATGCAAAAGAGGTCGCTTCTTTGAATGCAAAATTGAATACCGCCGAAAAGAATAAACCATTGGAGCGTAAAGCTCAGATTATAGGTAATATAAAATACAAAGCAGTAAAAGCGGCCAATCCCGGTATGTCATACGAAGAATCTCAGAAAGAAAAAGGTAAAGCTCTTCAAAGTGCTCGTAGACAGGTGGGGGCTCTAAAAGAAAAAATAAAAATAACGGATAAAGAATGGGAGGCCATACAGGCAAATGCTATAAGCCCAACTAAGCTTAAGAAAATTCTCGATAATGCAGATATGGACATCGTTCGAGACTTGGCTACGCCTAAAGACAAGGTATCTCTTACTGATTCTAAGAAAGCTCTTATACGGGCCTACGCTAGTTCAGGACATACCCTTGCCGAAATTGCTGACGCCCTTGGTGTCTCTACTAGCACTGTATCCGGGGTACTCAATGAGTAAATATAACCCCCTTGCTATAGAATAGGCATATAAATCTATATAGACCTCGTATTAACGGACCCCCTATATAAATAAAAGTCTATAAAAACATAAAAAAGTGTGTATAGAAATAGTGTTTATAGAAAGGGCTATATAAATGCCTAAATATAACCCCTATTCTATAAATCATTAATATACCCACTCCTATAAGCAGGCTATTTAGGCCCCCTTTGTATATAAAGTGCCTAATATAATGGCTTTTTATACCCACTTTTAATCGGTTTCTTAAGCCCACTATCTATCCGCCATAATAAAGGACTAATAAA